ATACATATGCCGAGGGGCTTCCCCGTAGGAAGCATATTCCATGAAAGCAGTGAGCCAATCTGCGTGATTTCGCATCAGTCACCATCTCCCCACGATGCTGTTGAAGTTTTAACCCCGACTGGGATAACCAGTGGGTCGTCGGAGTAGGGTAGCTCGATCTCGGCTTTTGCCACGATCTGCTTCACAGCCCAGTCACCGAGGTGAGTCGGGAATTGACCGGCCAAGCTGTCGTGCACCTGAAGGAGCACCTGAACATCCGGCAGTTCTTCATAGATTTTGACATAGGCACGATTGATAAGACAGGCCACAGTGGATTGTGGAATCCAGGCAGCTGCCTGGTTGAAGATCGTGCCCTCGATCCGGTCGAAGAAATAGCAGCGATAGCCAAAGACGTTCTGCACCATGCGACGCTTGTAGACTTGATCTTTCAGATCATCTTGCCACTTTTTGATCTTTGGGAATCGTCCGAAATACCACTTTTGAGTCTTCTCGGCTTCGTGAACTCCAAGCCCCAAGCGTTCCGCGAGACCCTTAGCAGTGCCGAGATAATTGGTGCCGTGGGCGAAGGATTTGAAGGTTTGGCGTCGTGGGTCTTTCTTGGTGATGCTTGGGTCATGGTAGAACTCTTTTGCAATTTCGGTGTAAGGGTCAAGGCCAGCTTTGAGCAAGGCTTTCATGTCGGGTTCATCCGACTCCCACACCACGATACGAAGGTCAGCGGAAGACAAGTCAATGTCAAAGAAAGTCATCCCTGGATCGGGGATAAACAGGCTGCGAACGTTGGGCAGTTCGAGTTCGTCGTCGCCACCTCCCTTAGGGATGTTTTGGAGGTTGAGGCCGGAGCCGAAGGCGTTTTTGGAAGAGGAGAAACGGTAAGTTTCAGTTCCCCCGATGTTGAAGCTGCAGCGCATACGTCCGTCAATGTCGAGTGGAGCATTGACAAAGGTTGATAGGAATACGCCAAGGCTTCGCAACTCCGCAATCTTTTTGGTGACTGGCAAGAGCAGTGGTTCGCGTTCAGCAATCTTTCGGAGAGCTTCGTCGTCACAAGTCACTCCGCCAGTTTTGCGGGAAAGTATCGGCTTTTGCCCGAGCGTCTCATAGAACATCCTTTTCATCTGGAGTGGGGACTTGATGTTGAGAGGCTCGCCGAGGGTGTCGATTAGCCATTGCTCACGCTTGGCGATTTCATCCATCAGGGACATGGCGAAGTCGGCGCGGGAACTGGTGTCAACACGCAGGCCACGGTTCATGGACTCGAGCACTGGCCAGAACAGACGTTGCTGGAAGTCGTGGACCTCGCGCAAACGCATCCGATCCACAGCGGCTTGTTGGGCGGTATCAACTTCGAAAGTGATTACAGCGTCTTTGCAGTTGTACGTCCACAACTGATCCTCGCCTGTTTTGGCATCCCACTCCTTACCTTCGTCTTTCCAGTACAGGTGGTGCTCGCAGTACATTGAAGAAAGGAAGTCCAGACCCTTTTGCAAGTTCGAGAACAGCGTGTGCTGGGTGAGCATGGTGTCACGCTTGAGGCGGGGGAGGAAGTGCATATGCCGCCAGAAGTACTGAGCATCGTAGGAGAAGTTTTGACCGATGACCTCGCAGTTGGGGTGGGTCAGAATTTGGTACAACGCAAAGGCGATCTGAGCTTCTTCCTGCTCAGACCAGTATCCGGCAGGTCGCTCCACACACATAAGCGGGATACAGAGCGCATCACGCTCGTTCCAAGCTACGCCGACGCAAGCAATGTGCCCTGCGCGAGTTTCAATATCAACAGCAAGTTTCATTTTCGAGCCTCCAAACTTTCATGTAATCGTCAATGTTTTGCTGATGCGTGCCTAAGTACAAATGCTCAACATTAACGCATAACTTGTTATTGCACTTATGTAATACAAACAACCCTGCGGGTATGTCACCCCTCAAAGCTCCCCATGCCGCTCGCGGTGCTGTAGCATTACGCTCACCAGTCCAGAGCGATCCATAACCATGACTACCTTTACCAGCAGTCCACTCTAAGCAACCGTTCGGTAACTCCCGCGTATTACGGTTGAGTAACCCCCGGATGTTTCGACTCTCCTGCTCGCTCAGTTTCAAGTGTTTTGTAGATTTCATGAAGTACCCCCATAACCTGATCAAAGGAAGGTCTGACAAAAAAGTTATACTGCGGGCGGATTACTTCCCGAAACTTCGATTGACTGGCTGCACGGCGCAGGTCGTGAATGGCGATTTGACGCCAAGACCACTGGCGAAGGATTGATGCCGGATGGTAAGCGGGAACGACTTTCGGCTTGTAGTCAAGCGCCAGTTCAAGATCACACTCCATCACACTACCGCGCCAGGATGTAATCCCCCACTGACCGGTCAAAGCCCACAGCGCCACATTGCCGAAGGCGATGATGACATTTGGCTGGCACATCTCGATTTCACGCTTGAGGAGTTCGAAGCCATCACGCACCGCAGGTAACACGAACTTACCCCGCATCATAATGTGCTGAGCAGATATGTCGGATTTGCGCTGAGCGATGAAAGCGTTAATGTCGTTGCCAGGTGGACGAACGCGAACGACGTTTGTGATGAAGCACTCGGAACGCATGATTCCGGCTTCTTGGAGCATCTTGGACATTTCCTGCCCGGAGAAGCCGACGAAGGGCTGGCCTTCGGCGACCTCCCGTTCCCCAGGGGCTTCGCCAACGATCATGATCTTGGCTGGGCAGGGGCCGGTTGGTCGGATTTGCATGGTTACTTACCTCCGCATTGGTTGTCAGCTTGTCTGTATTCCAGTTCGATGAGCAGGTCGATGAAATGGCGAGCTTTTTTCAAGTCCTCGATACCGTTTTTCTTTTTCCAGCGGGACACATACTTAATCACACAGCCTTCAAAATACCCAAGTTTATTGGCATGGATATACTCAACTGGCTGGATAGGCATGTCCTTGTAATGGTTGCCGCCTTCTTGAACTGTCAATGCTGTCATATCACACCCCCAGGTCAATACCGAGTTGGTCGTTTTGCTTGATTTCGGCCAAGCGGCGCATGGAGAAGGCGTAGTACTCCGGGTTCATTTCCAGGCCCGTCGCTTCGCACTGGTAGGTGTGTGCAGCAGGGAAGATCGGGCCAGTGCCTGCAAAGCAGTCGATGACCTTGTCGCCGGGACGGACGCTGCGCTGGAGCAGGTTTTGGTACAGGGCAATAGGCTTCTGCGCGCCGTGGGACATGTTCTCGTCACCAGTGGTGGAGATCACGTCAGGATAGATATGGGTGACAGGTTTCTTGCCCTTGATCGCGTAGAGCAGGATTTCATACTGGCGACGCGGACCTTGGTCAGGCAGAGGGACGCGGCCGGAGTTGACCTTGTGGTTAATCAGCGGGGTGCGGAAGACATACCAACCAGCGGCTTCCATGTAGCGCTTCAGTTCGTGGAAGCGATCAATGTCGCAGAAGACATAAGCATGGGCTTGTGCCTTGGCGATGGTGAAGGTCAGCGGGCACCACGCCTGCATGAGCTTTTGCCAGGACTCGTAAGAATCGTCGTAGTGATGCTCGATGCCGTCGAACTTACCACCACCATCACCGAAGTCCTGCGCGCCCATACCATACGGCGGATCGGTCAAGATCACATCGAACTTGCCAGCATTCGCTGGATCGGCCATGTATTCGAGGCAGTTGATGTTGAGAAGGGTGTGCTTGTCGGCGTTGAAGGATGCGCCGACGACTTTCGCCAGCTCGATGTTGCGATCACGTTCCTCTTGGCGCTTGAGGATTTTGAAAGCTTCGTCAGCAGATTTGGCCTTGGCGATGGCAGGATTGTCGAGGTGCTTGGCGACGATGATTTCCTTCCGGACAGTGTCTTGGTAGGAGCCGTCACGACGGCCAGTGAGTTCTTCAGCAGTGTCGGCAATGGTGTGGGCTGGTGTGGCCGGGGATTCGGCGGTTGGCAGGGCGTCAATGGTTTCAGCGCGTTTGGCTTCCTTCTGCATCGTGCGGAGGGAGTGGAGACGCGCAACGGCGGCGGCGTGTTCCTGCCAAGTCAAGTCTCGACGCTTGAGGTTTTCGTCGAGTTCGGCTTCCTCGGCTTCGAGAAGGGTTAGTTCGCCGATGTTGGTGAAGGGGACGATGCCGTCGGCAAAAACCTCGCCGTTGTGCTTGAACGAACCGCCGAGTTCGAAGATTTCGCCAATAGCTTTCAGCCGACGCTCGCCGGCGACCAGCACCCAGGAATCACCCTCCCGACGCAGGACTGGGGGGTGGAGGAGTTGCCCGTCTTCGATGGAGTTCTTGAGTTCCTGCAGGGCTTCGGGGTCGAACTCCTGCCGCTGGCGCTCGGGCTTGATGATGATTTCGGAAAGCTTGATGGTGTGCATGATGATAACTCCTATGGGTTTCAGGGGTGGGTAAAAACGGGGTGAAAACCGGGCGCGAGAATGCCTCGCCGTGGGCCAGAAACGGCCCGCCATGCGGCTATCTTTTCGGGGATGGGTTCCGGGCTAACCGGGGTCAAGACAACGCCGATTGCGCGGTTGTCTTCGAATGAATGATTCATAGTCAGTATCACTGGCAAATGCCCTTAGTGAAAGTATAGATTGCAAAAGAAAAGCCCCCGAACAAGCACGACAGGCAAGAATGGGAGGAGACTTGCACTGCCGGGGCTCATCCTGTCGGGGGCTTAAGGAAGGGCGCTCACGTAG